TGAAGCGTTATTGCTATAAGTTAAAGCGTTGGCTTCAGAAACAGCAGCGTTTGTCTCTGATACAGCAGCGTTAGCAGCACTTGCTTGAGAGTTGTTGGCATAAACACCAGCAGCAATTTCAGAGGCATTAGCATTAGACTCAGCGTCAGTAGCGTTAGTTTCTGAGGTAGCCGCATTGGCCTCGCTAGTGGCAGCATTAGCAGCACTAGTAGCAGCTGCCCCTGCAGAAGCCGCAGAGTTGTTAGCAGAGGCTAAAGAATTAGCAGCATCACTTGCTGCGGCAACAACACTAGCAGCAGCTGATTGAGCGCTTGTGTTCGCATTAGTCTCTGAAGTAGCAGCATTAGTCTCGCTGGTAGCGGCATTATTAGCTGAAGCTAAGGAGTTTGTTTCAGCAGTTTCAGCTTGAGTAGCTGAAGCAGCAGAGGCATTTGCACTAGCCTGCGCATTAGAAGCAGAAGTAGAAGCCTCTTGTGTAGGAAATTCCCAAGCAGTGCCATTCCAAAAGCCAATCTCATTTGTTGATGTATTAAAGAATATGGCCCCAACTAATAATGCATCGTTATCATTGTCTAAAGTAGGGTTGACTGCCTTAGCGCCAAGATACCGATCATCAAAAGAGTCGTATATTGATTGTACGTTAGCAATATAACCGTTGAGTTCAGCTATTAGGTTAGCGCCTCCAAGATTAATATCAGAAACTTCCTCATTGGCTGCATTAGAAATAACAACGTGAAAGTCATCGTTAGCATCAATATAGGCATTAGTAACCGAGTCACCCTTAGTACCTTGTCCACCAGTCCTAGAAAGACTAACAGAAACAGAGGCTGGAGATACTGTTAAGTTATAATTAGACATTATGATATCTCCGTTGGGCTATAGCGAACTTCAATTAAACCACGCATAGGTTTCCAAATCTGTTGGTTATTTCCTACGCCTGTATCGGCAATCTCTAAGTCAATAAAGCCATAGATAGGTTTATCAGGGGCTGGGAAAGTATCCCAAGTGTCTACAAGGTCTTGTGGGATAACAATATCAAAAATGTTATCTGTAGGGGTTGTATCAAGGATAGGGAGAGTAATAACAACAGGAGTGTCCCTCGCTGTTGCAGGAATAGCGCCAGAGTCTTGTACGTTATCCCCCTCTACAACCTTAGCCGTGATAGTGTACCCTGTAAGGTTTGTTAACCAAGAGGCTGTAATGTTAATTCGGGTTTGTTCACCATGAACAATAGATGCAATAATACTACCGTCATCGGTAATTAAGTCTTGCGACTTAGAAGTAATTTTTGAGCGTGGCATTTTAGTTCCTCTCTACCGATCCTCAGATGGGTGATAAGTGTTGTTGTTATCAAAACTATTCTTAATACTATTAATTACTTTTTAAGTCTTTTTATTTTTGCGTTTACTATTAATTGCATAACCTGCGGCACCTACACTAGCAATAAGAGTGGCATCCCCAGCAACTGTACGGGCCTTGTTAAGAAGGTTTGGGGCTTTAGATAAAGAAATATACTTTGCTGTAGCATCGTTAATAGCCCCCGTCTGTAAAGCAATACGACCATCTGTTATAGCAACTTGGCGTGATAAATTTTTAATAATGCTTCGATCAGCGTTTAGCTCTTGAGTAACACGATTAAGGTTTCTCTGTGCAACAGCAGCCTGTCTTTTACGCATTGCACCAAACAAACCATCTGAACCCTTTTTATTAAGCTTTGCAACAGCCTTTTGAAGGTTTGCTTGATTCATCTCAGCAACTCTCATGTTAAGTGCTTTAGAACCCTTAGTAACAGAAAGAACACGATTTTGTTCTTTAAGAACTTTAGAGAGAGATGCGTTACTTGTTTGAAGACTTTTAACGTTAAGTTTTAACTTAGCAACCCTCTTTGCCCGTTTTCTGATAGTACGCCGTGTAACAGATCCACCATAAGTTTTAAGAGGTTGACGTAAACCCTTTGAAATACTCTTTTTACGTTTTTTAGCAGAAGCAATAATGGCCTTTTTGATGTTTCTACGGGCAGCACTTAGCTGCTTGGCAGTAAGTTTTCTACCGACCTTTTTATAAGCAAATTTAGCAACTCTAGAATATACTGACATAAGTTGCTCCTACTTTTTACGCATAAGGTTATTAATACGGTTACGGCGTCCACCATCATAAGAAGTCTTGCGACGACCTACGTTAGCTATAGGTTTAAGGCTATTATTAGAATTCATTCCAGGACGAGCGGCAGAACCTTGTGCTGCTGCACTACGAGAACGAGAAGCTGCTTGAGACATAGGTGCTAGAGACTTTGCACGTTGTCCTTGGCTTGCATAAGTGCTAGATTTTTGTGTACGCAAAGAAGCTGTACGGGTATTAGACTGACGAGTAGCTGAACGGCCTTTCGCAGAAGCTCCTTGACGAGACAAACGAGCTGTGTTGCTTGCTGAAGCAGAACGAGAGCCTGTATTGCGGAATGTATTGCGTACTGTTTTCTTTGCACGTAATACTTTAGTGTTACCACCAGCAGAGTTAAAAGCCTTACGCCCACGTTTCTTGGCAATAGATACACCACTGCGTGCAGCATTACGAGCAGTTTTAGCCCCTCGTGTTACTTTTAACTTGGCACGAAGCATTTTCGTATTACCGCCAGCTCTATTAAAAGATTTACGAGCATTTGAAGGTGCATTTTTAACAGCACGTGATACTCTCTTGCTTGTCTTCCGAATAGATTGTTTACCTCGTGACATCGCCAAACGACCACGAGTATTAACTGTTTTAGCAACTGACTTTGCTTGTTTTTTACGTTTAGCAGCAGAAGCCTTAACGGCCTTCATAAGGGCTGCTTTACGAGCAGAAGTCATTTTGTAGGCTTTACGCCCAAAAGCTTTACCTTGAGAAATTTTATTTTTAATTTTTGACCTAACACTTAAGTTTCTAGGTGCCATTGATTTATTCCTTTTAATTTTTATTAGAAGCCAAAGCCTCTTGTTGTTACTTTTGAGCCAGAACGAATAGGATATAAATATTCTACTGCATAACGGAGACCATCGGTCCAATGTTCTACGCCTTCTTTTTTATCTATTGTAGCACTATCAGGGTTGCTTTCAACCCATTGAGTGCGCTCTAAAGACTTAATTGTGTTAACACACTTGGGGTGGATATACATATCAACATCCCCATTAGCATTCTTAAACTTCTTGTTCACAGCAGCAACACTATCAATAATCGGCGGTGCCTTATTATGTGCTCTTGTGGATATCCCATTACCTTGCAGAATACTAAAGTCTGTAGTGCCTACTGCCGCAGAAGACTTCCTAGCACGACCACTAGGGTCAGGGTAAGAAATAATCTTATGGCCTTTAAAGCGTTCTGTTAAAGCTGAAGCCAAAGTCTCTGTGTCAGGGTGTCCTTGCATTTCATCTAGAATATGTATCTGACTGCCTCGAATAGCAAATATAACAGAAGCCATAATACCAACGTTAAAGTCAATAGCAACATGAACATCTTCTCCTGTTTCAAAGTAAGGTATGTCTTTGCTTATGTGTTCTTTCCTATCAAACGTATAGAAAACATTATTACCAGAATCTTCAAAACTTGCTGTATATTCTCTAGCAAACTTTAAAGGGTCTAGGGTTAGCTTAACTCGTTGTATTTCATCCTCATCAAGGAAGGGGGAGTCTTTGTAAGTGTAAGTATAGCTCTTCCAGCTATCATCAGAATCTTGTCTGTTATACATCTCATAAAAGTAATCATACCCTCTAGGAGTACTAATAATTAGTGCCTTACCTGCATTAGCATTAAACTTCTTAGCGTTCTTAGGCGACCAACGAGTAGCCACACAGGGTTGGATAATGGACTCCCAAGATTCCTTGAGGTTCATACCTGCACCCTTCCAAGAAGTAACTTCATCGGCTACCACAAAGTACTGACCAGTACCCCGCATACGTTGTGAAGCTTCATAAGACCAGAGCTTTAACTGGACATTGCCTGGAAACCAAAAGGTTCCTGCTGCCTTAGAGGACTTGTCTGCATAATCTTCCATACCTAGTTGCCATGCAATCAGAGGATAATAGATATCTACTGCCTGAGAGTAGGTTGGCGCAATTAGTGCAACGTTCTTATTTGGGACGCTATCCCCTAGCTGCATAAGTTCTTGTACAGCAATAATAGCCGCTGTGGCTGCTAAGTAAGACTTACCAAAGCCCCGGCTAGCATTTACTACTGCATACCTACAGGCATCATCTATAAATAAATCTCTAATAACTTCTGACTGTTTTTCATGTAAACTAATATCTGACATTATTTCTTACTACGTTTCTTTGGTTGTTTAGAATATTGCTTACCTGCCTTAGTATCTTTACGCTTCTTAGCGGTAGAGGCAGCATAGCGCTTCTTAGACATACGATTAATGGCTTTAGTAGGGAGGTAACGTTCACCTGTGGCTTCCTTACCTCTTACAGAGTTTTTACCGCTTTTAGTACGCCACTTTTGTTTAGTCCACTTAGTCATAGACTTTTGGGCTTTAGTTTTACCACCAGAATAACCACCACCAAGGTCTTTATAGATCTTAGCAGCAAGTTGCATAGCTCTGGCAGAGTGTTTACCACCCATGCGAGCCTTTGCACGAGCTTTAGCTCTTTCCCAGAGCCTTGGGCTAGTTCTTCCCATGTTACTTCTTCTTGTTTCTTAGCTTAGCCATTTTGTTTTTCATAGACATTGGCGCTGACTTTTTCTTAACACCCTTTTTAGGGGGGCGTCCTACTTTTGTTCCGTAAGTTCCTTTTCCATAAGGCATTGCTTTTCTCCTATTAGTTTGTTTCGGGTTATAATTATTATTCTATCGTTATCATCATAGAAGACATACTTGTCTTTCTTTTTAATATATTTCATGCGCCATAGAACTTCTTTGGGCAGTGAGCGTTAGGATGAACTACATAGCGCCTATCATACCAACTACCGTTAGTACCACCTTTACCATTCTCAATGTTATCATAATAGCAAGCCTTATAAAACACTGTGCCATTACCATTACTATAATAGTGGCCAAAGTTTATAAAGATTAAAATATACCACACAACTAATGGTTCTTCTTATTTAACACATTATCATGATCACGGTTAATGTATTTTAATTCATTCTCTAAGATCGCTAAGCGCTGTTGTAGTTTACTAAGCATACCTATGGCATTAGCCAAGTTATCTTCTTCTTCCCATAACTCATCAATCTCCTCGTGGAGATACTCTATTTCCATCTCATTGTCTTGAACATCACGCCTAAGATTAACGTTGTCTTCAATAGCCATACGTGAGCCTAGCTGACTGACTGTTTCCTCTAGGCTAGAGATAGTTGCGGCTTGTTGGGATACCCACCAAACTCCACCTGCAAGTTGTGCTGCCATAGCCATAACAAGAGCTATGGGTAGTTTTAAGTTTTCCATATCACCATCTCCCCTGATAGCTGCCAAGAATCCATGCAATGCCGCCTAGTATGGATGCACCAAGGACAAAAACTATAACACCTACACTCCAGTTAATTATGGCGTCTATTCTCTCTTGTTTCTTATAAAGTTCTTCTTTACGTCTCTTTCGCATAGACGCCTCAATCTGTAATACTTCTTCCCATGCTTTTGGACCGTAGTTCCACGAAATGTGTCCCCGGATCTCTTCACGCATAGATTCCATTTTCTTCTTATGTGCAAATATTTCAAGGGCAGTTTCTTCATCACTGCCTTTAAAGGTCTTTTGCCACCAAGGTGGGTTCTTTTGTCTCTCTTCTAAGTTAGAAAAGTCACTAAAAGCCTTACCCCAAGTAGAAAGTTGGCTGGTCATGTCTTGTAAGTCTCGACCCGCTGCTATAGCGGATTTAATAGTCTTAAAGGCACCAGCCGCAAGAGTAACACAGCTGATAGGGTCCACGATGATTATCTCCCAATATCATTGCTGCGGGAGGTTTCCATCATTTCTCTAATAGCCTTAATATTCTCATCTATACGAGCATTAAGGACAGCCATTGCTTGTTGTGTCTTTTCAATCTCTGCAATACGTATCTCATGACGGGCAATGTCACGCACGTTTGTATTAACACTTGCCTCTAGCCCCGATACGAACCATACAACCCCAATAGACTGTGCTATAATAGCGAGTACAAAG